CTACTATAAAATTAATTCAAGAACAACTTAAAAGTACCATAAATAACTATGAACCAAGAGTAGAATTAATTTCAGTTGAAGTTTATAGTTTAATAGACGACAATAGAGTAGTAATAAAGATAATTTATGCTCTTAGAAATAGAGAAGAGCCAATTCAAGTAGAGTTTATTTTGGAAAGAGTAAGATAAAATGGCAAAGACACCTATTACTGAACTTGATTTCTTTGCGATTAAAGAACAATTTAAAACATATTTAAAAACACAGACATCTTTTAAAGACTATAACTTTGAAGGCTCAAACATGTCTATTCTATTGGATGTATTAGCATATAATACGTTTCAGAATAACTTTTATACAAATATGGCATTATCAGAAATGTTCCTTGATACTGCACAATTAAAAAATTCTATTGTGTCTCACGCAAAAGAACTTAACTATTTGCCAAAATCTTCTACTTCTGCCAAGGCAATTGTAAGAGTGACATTTACAGATACCAATGGAGCAAGTACCGTTACAATTCCAAAGGGAACTAAATTTACATCTTCATCTAATGGTAATTCTTTTAACTTTGTAACTGCACAAGTTTTCCTTGCAAGAAAAACTGCTGTATCTGCCGATGGTTTAACTGCAACCTACGTAGCGGATCAAGTTGAAATTTTTGAAGGTGAAATATTTACAAACTTTGAAACTGAAGGTTATTTTGTAGAAGACACAGCATTCAAGTGCGTATTATCAAGTGAAAATGTTGATATTTTATCAGTAGCAGTAAGCACTGATGATAATGAATTGCAATATACATATAAAACAGACATATTTGGTGTTGAACCAACAGATCGTGTATTCTATATCGAACCATACTTTGACGATAGATATGCTGTAGTTTTTGGTAGAAATACATTTGGTTTACAACCAAGCCCAGATGAAAAGATACAAATTGAATATCGTGTGTGTAATGAAGATGCTTCAAATGGCGCATCTAAATTTGCAACATCATTTAAAACTGGTGTGAGAGTAGAAACAATTCAAGCTGCAGCTGGTGGTGCACCTAAAGAAACACTTGAAAGTATTCGTTTCTTTGCTCCCCGTTCTATTCAAATTCAAGAAAGAGCTGTTACAACTAAAGATTATGAGATCTTGCTTAAACAAAAATACAATGAAATACAGGCAGTTTCTGTTTATGGTGGCGAGAATCTTGAACCACCACAATTTGGAAAGGTTGCTATTTCTGTAGTGCTCGAAGGTACAAATGATCTTTCGGAAAGTAGAAAGAATGAGTTTAAAAGATATCTCATTGATAAAACTCCATTGACCATTGAACCTATATTTGTAAGTCCAGAATTTATGTATGTCGACGCTTTGGTCAACATATATTACTCATATAAGCAGACAAATAGAACTGAAAGTGAATTAGAAAATTTAATCAGAAAAGTAATGTTTGATTATGATACAGTTAATTTAAGTGCATTTGGTGCTACTCTCCGAACTTCAAAATTAATGGCACTGATAGATGATGTAGATGATGCAATACTAAGTAATAGTCTTGAATTAAGAGCTATTATTGAATATTCACCTCCGCTACTATTACCACAGAACCCGACATTTAAATTTGGATCTCCACTTATAAAACCATACCCGTTCGTAAATTCATCCGGTTTTGCAGATTTTAAACCTACTATTGCAAGTTCTATATTCTCTTACAATGGTATATGTGCGCTATTACAAGATAATGGTTCTGGTATCATACAGATTATTACCAGCGATACTATAAATACCAGAGTATTGAATGCAAGTGCTGGTACAGTAGACTACACAACTGGTACTTTAAGATTAGTTAATTTTACTACGGATGATTATTCAGGTTCTGCTATTAAAATATTCGCAAGAAAGAAAGAAGCGGATATTATTGCTCCAAAAAATAGACTTCTTCAATTAAGAGATGAAGATATTAGAATAATCTTTAACGAGGTTTCTTCATAATGGATATTGAAAAATTTATAGCATATCAGATAGAAAAACAATTCCCTTCGCTCTTTAGAGAGGAAGGTACTGAATTAGTAGCACTGATAAAATACTATTATGAATTTTTGGAAACAGATGTTTCTGCATTTTATGTACAGGGTACTAAAATAGTAGATGGAGTAAGCCAAACATTTTCAGAAAAATTCAAGATAAGAAAAGATGCAGAACAAAGACTTTTTGATCTAAAAAAGATACCTTCATATTCTAATTTAGTGTTAAAAGAAGATAAAAATCAAAGTGTTTATAATAACAGAAGATTATTTGAATTTAGAGATATAGATAATACTCTTGAAGATATGGTAATATTCTTTAAAAATAAGTATATGAAAGATCTGCAATTAGATGGTAACAATACACGATTTATTGTAAAAAATATTCTTGATCTATATCGAAGACGAGGCACACCTGATGGTGTCGAACTCTTCTTTAGATTATTTTATAATGAAAATATTGAAATATATTATCCTTCAGAGGCTATATTAAAACCTTCTACCTCATCTTGGAATCAAGGCATATTTTTACAACTTTATCCAAAAGAAATAACAGAACTTAAAGATTTAACAGGGCGATCTATATACGGATCTATTTCCAAAGCCGAAGGTATTGTCAATAGAATTTCATTTACACTTGTAAATAATGCCCTAATACCTATTTTATTTTTGAGTAGTGTAAAAGGTAACTTTATAGGGTACGATGACATATTCAGTATCATAGATGGAACTATTGTAAATTTTGGAATAGTATATGGATCATTGGATTCTGTCAATATAAATCAAACTGATCCTAGGGCAACAACCGGAAATGAAATTGGAGACTTAGTAAACGTAACTTATGCAGGCGCCCGCGGCGGCAAAGCAATAGTTACAGATGTTTCACAAACAATCAGTGGTGAAATAACTTATGAGTTTTTAGAAACTGGATTTGGTTACACAGAAGAAAATACATTATTGCTGGTGTCAAATCAAATTATATTTCCATTTAAGTTTACTACTGAATCACCAGATTTAATTGACGACTTGGTAGTATTGGAAACCGTACAAGACCAATTCGGTAATGTTGGTAAAGTAATAGGCGGGAACGAAACCATTTTTGGTATAAAAATGGATGAGGGGATGCAATTTACTTCCAATTCCGTTATTACAACCACAAGAGCAGTAGACAATACTATAGTGATATCAGGTGCTGAAATCATAATAGATAGTCCTAATATTATAATTGTAAATAAAACAGCTAATAATTATTTTAGTGATAATGACATTTACTATTTTGATCTAGTAACACCTAAAAATGATTCTTCTCCGGGGCCTTTATATCCAGAAACAGCAAACACAGAAATACTTTCGGTTAAATTAAATGAATTAGATAATGAAGAAACTGTATCTCTTATTGTAGATATAATTGGCAATTTCTTAGATGTACAACTCGATTCAGTAAACTATAATGATCCACCCGCATTAACTGTAATGAGCGGTAATACCGATCCAGTTGATGCTAATACTCCATTAAACGAAGCATTTAATTTGGAACCATTTACTATTGGTTCAATCAAAAAGTTCATAAACATAAAGCCAGGAACAGATTATAAGAATAAAGTATTTGCTGTTGCATATGATCCAGTTATGAAAAATTTTGATGTATATAATCAGATTATCACATTGGAAACTATATCCGCAACACTTGAAGTCGGAAGTATTATAACACAAGGTAGCGGCCCATCGGAAATTTCTGGGAAAATAATTAAAATTGTTGAAAATACCATATTTGTACTTCCTTATTCTTATTATGGATTTACAAGTAATCCCATTACATTCAATGGAAATAATTTTAATGTTCTAAGTATCAGTAGAGATTATAGTTCGGCACCAATTGGATTTAATGCTAATATTAATGCAATTACCGAATTTGCTGTAGGAAAAATATTAAATGTTGAAGTAACAAATTCTGGATATGGTTATGGCGATAAAGAAGAAGTAACTATTACCGATGATTTTGGAGATGTACTTGCGGTTGGTGTGGCAAATGCAAGAGGCCAAGGTAGAATTGAAGGTAGATGGTCCTCGAAGGAATCGCACTTAAATTTCCAAAGCGGAAAGGTACTTCAAGATAGTGACTATTACCAAGAATATTCATACGAGATACAGTCACAAACGGATATAAATACCTATAAATCTACTCTTACTGAAGTATCACATCTTGCAGGAACAAAAATATTTGGAAAATTTGTTTTAAAAGACGAGGCAAAGGTAAATACTACTGCTAGATTTTCTATAATAAGAAACACTTGAGGGAAAAATGTCAATTATAACAAATAAATTTAAGACAAGTAATGTTACAGATTTCAAGCAAGATTTTATAGATTCAGATTACTATGTTTTTGTTTCTTCTACACAAATAACACAGACAAATGATTCCGAGTATTATATAAATGAATTTTTAGAGAATACACTTTTTGGTAAAAAAATAAACCCCGATGAAGTATTCTTTATGATAGATAATAATAGATGGCAATCTGGTTTAATTTATGAAAAGTACGATGATAAATCAGATCTATCAGATAAAAAATTCTATGCAATAGTCTATCCTACTGATAATAGTACTGGCGATTATAGAGTGTACAAGTGTCTTTCAAATGATCATGGTGCTAAATCTTTCAATCCACCAAATTATGATCCAGATACAGATGAACAAATTTATAGAATGGGTGATGGTTATGTTTGGAAATTTATGTACGTGATATCTACTGTAGAATACCAAAAATATTCCGCACTTCAATATTTTCCAATCGTGTATCCCACTGCTGTAATTACAAACGTTGTTGCAACGGGAACTGCAATTACATATTTCGCGGACAATATTTTTAAACCTGGTATGATTGTAACTGTAAAAGGTATTATACCAAATCAATTTAATGTTACTGATAGAGTGATTACTGCCGCATCAATTACTTCATTTACAATTAGCGGTACTGAAACTGGATCGTATCAAATAACATCACAAGGTGAATGTGTTGTAAAAAATGGGCTCGTTAATAAGCGATCCATTGATCACATTGAAGTTGAAAATTATGATTTAAATAAAGGATATGAATTAAGATCTGGAATAATAGAAGAAGTCGGTGAAACTAATATTACAATATCATCACCTAAGCTAGATTTAAATCCTTTAGCTAATTATTATTCCGGCCAGACCTTTTATGTTATAGATACAAATAATTATGCAAATACATATACTATAGATACATATAGTTATAACGAATCTACCAAAAAAGCAATTATCACACTTTTAGATAAAGATTCGTTTATTGATATTAATTTTGATTTTGAAATTTTCCCTAAAATTGAAATAGCGGGGGATGGTACTGGTGCAGAAGCTGTGCCCAAAATAAACAGTCTAGGTACAATAGAAACTATATTAATTCTAAATAAAGGTAGTGGTTATACACGTGCAACAGCAAGAATAGTAACACCTCTTTATGGGTTTGATACTGTATCAGCATTATCAACTGATGTTGAAGCAATATTAAGACCTATTTTATCACCTAAAAATGGGCATGGTTATAATTTTGAAACTGAATTACTATCTAGAAGAGCACATGTATATACATCTTTAACTGATACTGATAATATAACTATACCATCATCAAATGTGTATACTAGAATAGGTATTGTAAAAAATCCAGAATTTACATCTAATACAGATTTATTTGATAACAGATTAAAACTTACACTTAGTTCAAGCATTTTAACTGTTGGTGAAACTGTGACTCAAAGTTATCAACAACCTATTTCATTTTCCTCTGAAGTTCATGCTGTTGATGGAAATATAGCATATTTGTGTAATTATCACGGACCATATAGAACGTATCCTTCTGCAAACAGTTCTGCAGAAGGATATGAAGATATTCCAATAAACATAAAGAGTTCTATTATATCATCTCAAAATCAGATATTGAATATAAATAACATTATAAGACCGAATTACATCCAGAAAACTGGGGATGTATATTATGTAACTAATTTTGTTCCGATCACTCGAACAACTACTTCGAATGAAGAATATAAGATCGTATTAGAATTTTAAGGATAAAAAATGCCAATTCGCACTAATCTAAATGAGTCTCCATACTATGATGATTACGATATTACTAAACAGTACCATAGAGTTTTATTCAGACCTGGTTATGCAGTTCAAGCAAGAGAACTGACTCAGCTTCAAACAATTCTACAAAATCAAGTAGAACAATTTGGTGATAATATCTTTAAAGAAGGTAGTATTATTAAAGGGTGTAACTTTACTGAATTATCAGCATTAAGTTATGTAAAAGTAACAGATACTGCGGTCAATATCATAAATCCCCTGTTAGAAATAACAGTAAATGAACTTGTTGGTGGGATTGATCCAGAAACTGGAATTGAAACATTTTATGAAATTGAAGGTGCTATAACTGGGCTGAAAGCATTGATTATAGCTGCGGCATTTGGTTTTGAAACTAATGATCCCGATTTAAATACATTCTTTATTAATTATCTAAATTCAAACGAAGCACAAGAAAAAGTTTTTGATCAGAATGAAACTTTAGAAATTTATAGATATACAATAACTGATGATGTAACAAGTGTCGGTGTAAAAGTAGCAGAATTTTCAGTGACATCAAGAGCAAATCATGTTGGAAAATCATTTGGTGTACAATCTGCTATAGGTATTACATATCAAAAAGGTCACTTCTTATATGCCAAAGAACAAATTGTAATACTAACAAAGTACACAAATGTACCAAATAACATTTCAGTTGGTTATAGAGTAAGGGAAAGCTTAATTAGCCCTCTGACCGATAATACACTCTATGATAATTCGATTGGTACACCTAATTTTAATGCCCCTGGTGCAAACAGATTAAAATTAGAACCTGTACTTATTGCAATTTCAACCGTGGAAGCAGATGGAGATCCTACATTCTTTACACTTGCCCGTTATATTAACGGAAGTGCTGTTCAGGTTAGAGACGTTTCTCAGTATAATGTACTTGGTGAGGAAATGGCTCGTCGTACATTCGAAGAATCTGGCAATTATATTGTGCGCGGCTTTAAAACAAAAGTTATCAACACCGCAAATGGAGCTATACAGGCAGCAGTGGAACCAGGTGTAGCATATGTCAAAGGCTATAGAATAGAAACTAAGGGCGAGATCTTTGTTCCTATTGACCAATTGGAACTTTCTGATACTGAGACACAAGCAAATCAACCTGTATCTTTCAATTACGGATCATATGTTGATATTGCAAATACAGATTCAATGGGAACACTTCCAGTTGGAACATACGCAACCGCTTCTCTAAAAAATATTAGTAATACTACAATTGGTACTGTAAGAGTAAGAAACTTTACCCCAGATAGAGTATATGTTTCAAACATCAGAATGGGTGCAAATAATTTTAGTGATGTAGCTTCTATTGATGGAGCTGCAGGTTCTGTAAAAATTATTCCTACTATAAAACAGAAAAGTAATGACACTTCAATTTTTAATGTCGGTGAAACATTTCTTAAAAGTGTAACAGATATCAGTATTCCCGTAAGAAAAGCAAGAGCATTAACTAATATTGCAGACACGTTTACTTTGACTTCACTCTCGGGTGAAGATTTTAATGTTCAACTCGATGATACCCTTATTGTAGATACAACACAAGATAATCTTCAGATATCCAGTATTGTAAAAGATAGTTCAACTCAATTGACTATTAATTTAGTGGCAGGCCAAACACCAGCTGCTACAGGGACTATTTACTACAATTCCAGAGTACAACTTGCAGAACCATACGACAAATTAGATACAACACTTTATGTCAAAGCAACATTCTCTGCTGGAACAACAAAATATAGTCTTGGTTTCCCAGATGTGTATCAATTAGTAAGCATAACAGATTCTGGAAGTAATGATGTTACTAATAGTTTTAGATTAATAGAAAATCAGCAAGATCATTACTATGATCTTTCATACATTGAATATATACCTGGTCGCCCAGTTCCTGCCAATGGTCTTATGACCATTAGAGTAAAAGCATTCAAAGTAAGTACTGCAACAGGATCATATTTCTTTACAGTTGATAGTTATCCAAATACAATAGATCTAAGTTATATTCCTTCATATAAAACATCATCTGGCACAACATTAAATCTAAGAGATTGTGTAGACTTTAGACCACATGCAGCAAATACTGTAGCATATGCAAGTGCCGAAGTACTGGGAACAGCTCCTACTGTAAGCACAGCCGTAGGTGCAAATCCTACGTTTACTGGTACTTTCTTAATACCAGCGCTTAATTCTGCGGCAACACTTGATTACGAATATTATCTTAATAGAACTGATATTATAACAATAGATTCGTATGGTAAATTTTCTGCAACAAAAGGTAAACCTTCAAGAAAATCTCGGTCACCTACTATCGGTGACGATAAATTAGTCATTTCAGAAATTTACGTACCCGGGTTTCCTGCCATATCTTCTGATAGAGCATCACAGGAAAATAAACCAGCATTGGCAATAAAATCCAAGACTTTGGGCGCGAAAACATATACGATGAAAGAAATCGGAGATCTTGACAGTAAAATCAGTAAACTTTTCTACTATATGTCCGTATCATTATTGGAAGCATCTACACAAAATCTAAATATCACAGATGAAGCTGGTATTACTAGATTTAAAAATGGTATTCTCGTAGATCCATTCAATGATTTATCAATAGCAGATGTTAAGAATCCAGAATTTAATGCATCACTAGATTTTACAGAAAAATCACTTTTACCTGCTGTTAAAACAATACCTATTAATCTAAAATATAAAACATCCTCGAATGTTTCATTACACCCAAGTAGTGCAGAAATAGATGCTGCAACTCTTGCAACATCAATTAACACACCGTTAATTACACAACCTTATGCAACAAGCTTTAGAAATTGTGTAAGTAATTTCTATGACTATATTGGAACTGGTTTCTTATTTCCAGAATATGATGGTGCATATGATACTGTAACAGCACCATCTCCAAATATAAACATTGACATTGCAACACCATTTATTGAATATACTGAAGCACTACAGGAATTTGTACCATTAACTTCAACTCAATCAACTTTGCTAGAATCACGTATAGAAGAAATTGGAAGAACAACTTCAGGCAAAGGTAAAGGTCGAAGTACTACCGTTAGCACACAGCAAACTGATATTATTCAAGATATAACTCGTTCCCTTCAAGTTTCCGAAGGTCGTGTTAATGAGCAAAATCTAGGTGAATTTGTTACAAACTTCAACTTCAATCCATTTATGAGATCAAGAGAAGTTAAAATCTTGATGCACGGTTTAAGACCAAATACACGTCATTATTTCTTCTTTGATGATATTGATGTGAATTCAAGTGTTATCCCTGGCTTAGTTCCTTCATCAGATTCTGTTCGTGATGTAGTTGCAAAAGGGACTACAGTTGCAAGTGTCATTACAAATTCTAATGGTAGTCTTGCAGCAATATTCACAATACCATCTGCAGCATTCTATGTCGGCGATAGAGTTCTATTGGTATCTGATGTTGATAATATAGATTCTGTATCATCTGCAGGAACATCTGGTGGTTCAATTACTTATAGAGCATATAATTTCTCTGTAAATAAGCAAAGTCTAACTCTCACGACACGTGAACCTGAAATAAGAGTTTCAGAAACTTCAACAACTAGAACTGTAGTAAATAGACCTGTAGCAGTAACTACAGGAAACTCTGATCCACTAGCACAAACATTCTTTATAAAATCTGCAATGGCAAACGGAGCAGATTGTATCTTTGCTTCACGTGTTGACTTGTTCTTCAAGAGAAAAAGTGTTACCAACGGTGTCACAGTCATGCTAAGAGAAGTCATTAATGGCTATCCAGCTGCGGAAATAATACCTTTCTCTAAAGTGCACTTAAATGCAAGTGATGTTGCAATTTCAGATAATGGTTTGACTGCAACATCTGTATTCTTCAAAGCACCTGTAAGACTTGATGTTGAAAAAGAATATGCAATTGTTATTATGCCTGATGCAGGTGATCCTGATTATCTAATATATACTTCAAAGGTGGGTCTAACTGATCTAATTACAGATTCTCCTGTAGTTATGGACTGGGGTGACGGTGTTCTATTCACTTCTACAAATAATAGAGCATGGCAGTCATACCAAGATGAAGACATCAAGTTTACACTTTATAGAAGAGAATTCAGTCAATCAACTGGAACTGTAACTCTTACAAATGAAGATAACGAGTTCTTGACTCTTTCAAATATTACTGGTGACTTCCAAAATGGAGAACTCGTATACGTACTCAAATCTGTCGGCGGTGGAACATCAAATACGATATCTCTTTCTGCTGGAAATACTACTTCTACAGGGACAGCACTTTCAACTACATACAATCAATATGACTATGTATATGTTGAAAGTGGCGCAAATAAAGATTTAATGAAGATCGTAGAAGCTCCTACGTCGGGAGCTATGATATTTGATAAACCTTCTAAATTTACCGGATCATTTATTGCAAATCCTGCTGTAATAGGTAAAATTGTTTACTATACCAATAGAAATCCTGAACTTATGATACTCGAAGGTTCATCAGCAAGTCTAACTAAGGTATTATCTCCTGGTGATACTATTGTAGGATTTGTAACTGAAGCATCGGCAACAATTTCAACAGTTGATAATGTTGAATTGAGTTACATGCAACCAATCATATTAAAAACAAATAACAGTGTTACTGATGTTACAATGACTGGTACATTCACAGATCCTTCAGATACTGATGTGACATATACAAGAAATATTCCATTTAATAATAAGACAACATTTAACGAAAAAGGCTGTATTATTTTCAGTAAATCAAATGGTGTTAAACCGTTTGACATAACATTAACTCTTACTAATGGAAATAATACTACCGCATCACCATTTGTAGATGTCGAAACTGCTACTATGTTAGCATATCAATATAAAGTTGGTGCTAATACAGATAACACTTCTGCATATATTTCACGGACAATTGAATTGGCTGAAAATCTAGATGCAGAAGATTTTATTCTCTACACTACAGCATACAGACCCTTAAATACAAGTATTAATGTTTATGTCAAAGTTCAACATGCTTCTGATCCAGTTGCATTTGAACTAAATGATTGGATACCATTAGAATTAGTTGAAGGTGCTGAAGTTTATTCATCAACAAGTAATACTAATGATTTTAAAGAGTTTGTATATAAATTACCAGAAACTGAAAAGGTCGGCGGTGTATTAACATATTCCAATACTTCCGGTGAATATTCTGGTTATAGAAAATTTGCTGTAAAGATAGAATTTATAGTTGATGAGGTATCCGGAAGATTACCAATCGGTTCAATACCAAGACTTCTCGATTATAGGGGGATTGCACTTACATGATTAGAGACGAAAGAACAAAGGCATTAATTAATACCGATGCGGATGCCCTTTATAAATACAAAATGGAAAGAGATAAAGTACGAAAGATGACTTCTATGCAGAAAGAAATAGATCATCTTTATTCTCAAGTAGAAAATTTATATAAACTCTTAGAAGATAGAATAGAGAAGAATAATGGCAAAATCCGCAATAACTGAAGTATCTGCTAATAATACATTTCAAGTTTGGTTAGACAAAACAAATGAACTTGTAAATCTTGTTCAAAGTGATATAGTTACTGCTTCTCTTGCTTCTGCAAATGGTGACATTACAATCGGTAATGCAACACTTGATGGTAATTTTAGAGCCAATACTATAACTGCATTTGACCTATTAAGAGTAGATTCTATAAGTCCAAATGTTGGATCTACAGCAATAGAATTTACTGCTCCAGTTAATATAGTCACAAACCAGACAGTTTTGGAAAGACTTTCAAGTACAACTGGCCCGAGATTATCATTTTATAATACTATAGACTCTGATTGGCAAATTGGTTTTGAAAATAATACAACAAAGAAGTTTGTAATTACTAATGGCGGAGGTGCTCTTAAATTAGATACTTCCGGAAATCTAGAAATCACTGGTATTTTTTCTGGTACTGCTCAAACCGCAAATACAGTCACTCTTGTCGCTACAAATACCACAAATGCTACACATTTTCCAGTTTTTGTGGATGCAGCAACTGGAAATGAAAATGTAAGAACAGATACTGGTTTTACATATAATCCAAGTACTGGTGCTTTAACTGCGACAGGCTTTGTTGGAGCATTAACTGGTAGCGTCACAGGTAATGTTACAGGAAATGTAACTGGTAACGTATCTGGTAGTGCTGGTTCTGTAACTAGTTTCACAGGTCGTACCACTAATGATCTCAGTGAAGGTACAACTAATCGTTATTACACCGATCCTCGCGCGCGACTTGCAATTAGTGGATCCACAGGTGTCACGTATAATGCTACAAGCGGTGCTATATCTATAGGCCAAGCGGTTGGCATCGGTAACAATGTGCAATTTGCAAATCTTACTACAACCGGAACTATTTCTTCAACTGGCGCAATATCATCAAATGGTGACATTACAGCATTCGCATCATCATCTGATATACGAAAGAAAGAAAATATTGTAAGAATAGATAATGCACTTGAAAAGGTTCTGCAAATAGGCGGTTATACTTACAACTTTAAAAATGATGATAGAAAAATAACCGGTGTTATTGCTCAAGAATTAGAAAAAGTATTACCAGAAGCAGTCTATGAAATAGATGATGAAGCATTTGGCGGAAAATCTAAAGCTGTACGATATGGTAATATTGTTGGTCTTCTTATAGAAGCTATTAAAGAGTTAAAAACAGAATTAGACGAAATAAAAGGAAGATAAAATGCTTTTACCATCTTTCGGCATTTTATGTAAACTTTTTAAAGAAAATGATAAAGACCAGTGTTATGTTAGAGTCAGAATAATATGATTCTAAAATTATAAATAACTAAAAAAGGTATAGTTAAATGTCAAAAATCTCTCAATTAGGTCCATTACTTGCAGATGAAACTGCATCCAGCGACCTTTTTGTTATGGTAAATCTTGTGCAAGGTGACAATGGTACAAAAAATATCACAAGATCTGAACTAGCAAAAGCCTTACAAAAAGAACCTTTTACTAATATCAATATAACTGGTGGCACTATAAACAATGTCACAATGTCAAATAGTGTAATTAATACTACTTCCATTGCAAGTCCTACTATTAGCAATCCAGCAATTACTGGTGGTTCTATTTCCAGTGCTACAATCAATACAAGTACTATAAATAATTCAGCATTAAATCAACCAATATTTGGAAATTTAAATGAATACGCGGCACCGTTAGATGATAATGATGAATTTATAATCCGTGAAGCACAAAATGGATCTACTGTTACAATTAAATTCTCTGATTTAAATGATGAAATTGCAGAGCAGTTAAAGAAAGTAAACAAAGTGTATGTAGCTGCTGATGCTGACGCCGGCGGCAATGGAAGTTATATGAAACCATATCAAACACTAGAACAAGCATTTGCTTTTATGAATTCAATAAATTATCCAATTTCAATTTCAGTAATGCCAGGTAATTACTATACGGAAGGGAATCTTTCACTTCCAGATAAATGTTCAGTCGTGTCAACAAATGGTCAATATGCAACAAATATACATCTATATGATCCAACTAATGGACCGGGTGTAGATTGGTACTTACATGATCCAATCGAAGAAAATTGTTTCTTGGTCGGATCTGGATGCTATATTCAAGGTTTCGGTTTCAGAAATATGAGAGTAGATGATTTTGATGATCCTACAAAAGGATTTGCTGTTGCATTCAGACCAGGTGCTACAATACTTAGATCGCCATATATAAAAGATTGCAGTCAGGTAAGTAACTATACAGAAAGAGCTATTGCGGCGCCGTTAGATCCAGTTAATGCTAATCCTCTTGTTGGTAGAGGTGGCGGTGTTCTTCTTGCAGATCGCGCGGTTTTAGATTATGATACAATTTTCCCATATATGTTAGCTTTTGGTGCTACACCAAGATCGCCAAATGGGATGGGATATGTTGCAAAGAATGGTGCTGGCATTAACGGTATCGGTTCTATTACAATTTTCCAAAGATGTGCTTTCTATGCACTTAATGGTGGTCAAGTCACACTCAATAACTCCGGCACACAATTCGGTGATATATCAATGCGGGCCAAAGGTTTTACCTATGTAGTAGAACCATATGAATTAACTGGTGTAGAAAAGAATGATTTAATTTTTGCAAATACAGCAGCAGAAACAATAGATAATGCACGTGACGATATTATAGAAGATATGTGGGAACGAATATACAGCGACTATGTTGTAGGTCTTGGATATGAAATAGATGAAGCACTTACTAGACGAGATGCAAACAGTTTTATTCAATCAATTTATTATGATTTAATTTCAGCAGGCCAAACAAGTTCTAGAAACTTTGCAGCTTCATTCTTTGACTATAAGGCAGATCACGTATTTCAAGTATTTAATCCATCGGATGAAGATGCAATATATATTGGAAGTGTTTCCGCTATTAGCGGTGAAGGCGGTCTTCCAGATGCAAATACAGTAGAACCAAATTCAGCATATATTGTTTATGATCCGGATGGAGAACCTATAAATATATATAAAGGTGATGTTTATGTTTCCGATGGATCTACTTGGACCAATACTGGTCCTAATGATACAACATTGCTAGATTCATTTATATTTGCATACGAAAGAATGAAAATATATATGTTAACATTGACTGCAGATACAGCGCAGCAGGATATGATCTCTACATTAATTAATAACATTATTATTAAAACTTTGTTGAATCCATCTAAACTATTATTTGGCAGTCTTATTGAAAGTTTGGCACATCAGTTTAACTTGGCGGGCGCAGGTGTAAATAAAAATGCGCTGCCACTTAACTTCAGAAGAGTCGGAAAGCCATTGCCTGCTAGCGGATCAGTATTAAAGGAAGATAGTGGTCGAGTAAGATGGTCAGGTGCAGATGAATTAAACAACCAGTATTTTGCTGGAGGTTTAAAAATTAACGGTAGGACCGGTCGTCTGGAAGGAAGACCTTTCACATCATCAGTTAGAAGATTAGCAAGAAGAGCAGCAAATAGTAGGGTATCAATTACATGACAATAACAAAACTTATAACAAGTCAGGCTCCTGATGCAAAACCCGTCGGAGTTTCTAAATCTATAACTAGTGCTGGTTGGACTACTTTAATAGAAGTGCCAGAATATGAAATACCCGAAGAAACATTCGGCGGGGGAACCATTACTGTACCAGGTGTTGCTGAAATTATCAGCCCTTTACTTATTACTAATATAAGTGCGGCAAGCATCGATGTAGATATACGAATTTATAGAAATACCGATACTACTAACTATTTAATTGCTACACAATTACCAATACCAGCATTTGATATTTTGCCACTTCCGTTAAATGGTCAATTTATTGCTAGTGGTGATAAACTAGAAATTACTAGTTCTGCAGCTAGTGGCATTAATGTGACAATATCTTATACAGTGGGTCAAGCTGAACAGGATGATGTAGACGGAATAGTGGAGACCGTATAATGGCTTTTAGGACAATCCGCGGTAAAACTTCTCTTCTTGGACAAGGATCTAAGTTAGAAACACCAATTAACCTAGACCCTCAAAACTTTGAGGGTGCTATTGTTTATGGTGATGATACATTTGTTTACTATTCAAATGGAACTCTGTGGATTAGATTAAATGAAGGTCTCCAAGGTTTACAAGGACTTCAGGGTATCCAAGGTTTGCAGGGATTTCAAGGCTTGCAGGGTATACCTGGTCAAGGATTACAGGGTCTACAAGGTTACCAAGGTATACAAGGTATTCAAGGCCAGGTAGGTCAAGGTATTCAAGGTATCCAGGGACCTCAAGGCATTCAGGGCGAACAAGGTACACAAGGAATTCAGGGCCCTCAAGGAATTCAGGGCCAACAAGGTATTCAGGGAACTCAAGGTATAATAGGACCTCAGGGTCTCCAGGGATCACAGGGTGTTCAAGGTAATCAGGGTATTCAGGGTCAGCAAGGTATTCAAGGTTCCACTGGTGAGCAAGGTATTCAGGGTCTTGTCGGGCAGCAAGGACTTCAAGGTATACAAGGTTCAATAGGAATTCAAGGTATACAGGGTGCTCAAGGCATTCAAGGAACTCAAGGTATTCAAGGAACTCAGGGAACACAAGGTGAACAGGGTATTCAAGGAACTCAGGGTGAACAAGGTATTCAAGGAATACAGGGTACTATAGGACCACAAGGAATACAAGGAACTCAGGGGAACCAGGGAACTCAAGGTGTTCAAGGAACTCAGGGGAACCAGGGAACTCAAGGTGTTCAAGGTACACAGGGTATTCAAGGTACTCAAGGGCCACAGGGTATTCAGGGACTTGTCGGTCAGCAAGGACTTCAAGGTATACAAGGTTCGATAGGAACTCAAGGTATTCAAGGTACACAGGGGACACAGGGTATTCAGGGGCCACAGGGTACTCAAGGTGTTCAAGGTATCCAAGGATATCAAGGAATTCAGGGATCTCAAGGTATTCAGGGGCCACAGGGTACTCAAGGTGTTCAAGGTACTCAAGGTCGCCAAGGTCTTCAAGGAACTTATGGGCCATCATTAACAATTATCGGATCTGTTCTTGATGTTTCAAATTACACACCCCCAGATGATGAACAAGATGTTTTAAATACTGCATTTAACACTGCAGTTGCGGGCAATGGTGTGATAGATCAAGCATCTGGCAATCTCTGGGTTTATGATGGTGTTAATTGGAACAATGTTGGACAAATTCAAGGTCCACAAGGCGCCCAAGGTACACAGGGTATAACAGGATCAGGAATTCAAGGTATTATTGGAAGCCAAGGTATTCAAGGTAATCAAGGTATCCAGGGGCCGCAAGGAACTCAAGGAACTCAAGGTATCCAGGGACCACAAGGTATCCAAGGACCTCAGGGTATTCAAGGTTCTATTGGCATTCAAGGTATTCAGGGTCCACAAGGTATCCAAGGGACACAGGGTACTCAGGGTATTCAAGGTTCTATTGGTTCCCAAGGTATTCAAGGCTCTATTGGTTTCCAAGGTATTCAAGGCACTCAGGGTGAACAGGGTGTCCAAGGTATACAAGGTTTGATAGGAACTCAAGGTATTCAGGGACCACAGGGTATTCAAGGAACTCAAGGCCGACAAGGTATTCAAGGTCTATTTGGTATTCAAGGTAACCAAGGTATTCAGGGTAACCAAGGTATTCAAGGTCTATTTGGTATTCAAGGTATTCAGGGTATTCAAGGTTCTATTGGTATTCAAGGTATTCAGGGACCACAGGGTATTCAAGGATCTCAAGGTATTCAGGGTATACAAGGATCTATTGGCGCTCAAGGTATTCAAGGCACTCAAGGTATTCAAGGCACTCAAGGTATTATTGGAAGCCAAGGTATTCAAGGTAATCAAGGTACTCAAGGTATACAAGGTCAAGTAGGACAGGGTATTCAAGGTTTACAAGGACCTCAAGGTCAACAAGGTGTGCAAGGAACTCAGGGCCCGCAAGGAACTCAAGGTGTTCAAGGTCAAATCGGTCAACAAGGTATCCAAGGCTCTCAGGGTGTTCAAGGTATTCAAGGCATTCTTGGTAATCAAGGTATTCAAGGTATTTCAGGATTTGTCGGAGCAGTAGGTTCTCAAGGTGTCCAAGGTATTCAAGGTCTATTTGGTAATCAAGGTATTCAAGGCCGTCAAGGTATTATAGGGCCAATAGGTGTTCAAGGTCTAAGAGGCGCTCAAGGTGTCCAAGGAACTCAAGGAACTCAGGGTGTTCAAGGTTTACAAGGTCTTGTTGGCCAAGGTATTCAGGGACTTCAAGGTGTTCAAGGTACATTCGGACCTGCGCTTACTGTTATTGGAAGTATTAGTGTAGCAAGTGATGCGGCACTTAAAATTGCGTTTCCAAGTGCAGTTTCAGGTAATGCTGTAATTGAAACCAGTACCGGTAAATTATGGGTTTATGATGGTGTAAATTGGTCTGAAGTAGGTCAATTCGTTGGAGCTCAAGGTATTCAGGGGCGCCAAGGTGTTCAAGGCATTCAGGGACTTGTTGGTCAAGGCATACAAGGTATTCAGGGACCTCAAGGTACTCAAGGTCTACAAGGTGTCCAAGGAATTCAAGGTTCAACTGGGTCTCAAGGTAGACAAGGTGTCCAAGGTATACAAGGTCTTGTGGGCCAAGGCCTACAGGGGCTTCAAGGTCGACAAGGTATACAGGGTGTTCCTGGGTCATTTGCCGCTCAAGGTATCCAGGGTGTTCAAGGTATATCCGGTCAAAGTTTCAATCAAGGCCTACAAGGTGTTCAGGGTACACAAGGCCGTCAAGGTTTCCAGGGAATATCGGGTCAAAGTTTTAACCAAGGTGTTCAAGGTGTTCAAGGGCAATCTGGTTCCGCAGTATTACAAGGTTTCCAGGGACTTCAAGGTACCGATGGTTTGTTTGCAGGACAAGGTATTCAAGGTCGCCAAGGTGTCCAAGGCCAATCTGGATCTGCTGTTGCTCAAGGTTTCCAGGGACTTCAAGGTACTTCAGGCTCTGCTGTTGCACAAGGTTATCAAGGTATACAAGGACAGTCTGGATCTGCTGTAGCCCAAGGTTTCCAGGGACTTCAAGGTACTTCAGGGCAAAGTTTCAACCAAGGCTTACAAGGTGTTCAAGGACAATCTGGTAATGCGGTTGCTCAAGGTTTCCAAGGACTTCAAGGTACTTCTGGTCAAAGCTTTAATCAAGGTCTCCAAGGTATTCAGGGTGTTCAGGGCGGCGGAGGTGTTATTGGTAACCAAGGTCTACAAGGTCGCCAAGGTGTCCAAGGAACTATTGGTGGTCAAGGTATTCAAGGTCTTTCAGGTGTAAGTTTCAACCAAGGTCTCCAAGGTCTACAAGGTCGCCAAGGTGTACAAGGAACTATTGGTGGTCAAGGTCTTTCAGGTGTTGGTGCTAACGGTTCACAGGGTATCCAAGGTATCCAAGGTATTCAAGGTCGCCAAGGTATTCAGGGTACTTTAGGTCTGCAAGGTATAACAGGAGTTGGGTCACAAGGTATTCAAGGGATCTTTGGTATCCAAGGTATTCAAGGTACTACAGGTGTTACTGCCGACCAAACAGTAAATACTTCGAGTAACGTACGATTTAACAGTCTTGGGGTAGGAACTACCGCATCTGGAACTGCAGGTGAAATTAGAGCAACTAATAATATTACTGCTTATTATTCCGATGATAGACTTAAAACTAGACTTGGGTTAATTGAAAATGCACTTGAAAAAGTTAAAACACTTGATGGTTTCTATTATGAAGCAAATGAAATTGCTCAGAGAATGGGTTACAAACCAATAAGAGAAGTCGGTATTTCTGCTCAGAAAGTGAAAGAAATTTTACCAGAAATTGTTGCTCCAGCTCCAATTGATGAAAGATATCTGACTGTAAGATATGAAAAAATAGTTCCACTTCTAATTGAAGCAATTAAAGAACTATCTGTAAAAATTGAAAGTCTGGAAGGGAAATAAGTAATGACCCTTCCACTATTTCCTAACGGAATATCAACAAATCAAATGAATGTCGAGTTGGCAAGAACTGACACGACAACTCTGACTATGAATGAAAATATTGTTCGGGATATGCTGGCAGGAGATACGCCAAATCTTGCGGCAGCACCATATGCAAATTTATCACAAATATCATTTTCGGATGGACACGGAAAAGATGCACCATTTAGAGCATCAATTTCTACTAATGCAAATGATGTTAATGTTAGAACATATTTAATAGGACTTGGATGGGATCAAGCTAAAAGAGTTGTATTAACAATAGATTCGGGTATTACGGTATCAACAACCAGTTCAGGTGCAGGTTTTTATGCCCTTACAGTTTCTGGCTCATTTCCTAAAGGTATTCGTATTGTTAATAACGGTACTATAGCAGGAAAAGGCGGTCCTGGTGGAAATGGTGGTGGTTCTCCAGCAACAAATTCAACATCATTACGAGGTACTGCTGGAGGTTCTGGAGGTGCTGCATTATATGCTAGCACTGCGGTGACTGTTATTAATAATGGTACTATAGCTGGTGGTGGCGGCGGCGGCGGCGGCAGTGCTGGTGTATATGCTGTTATGACTGCAAATGCTAAAAAGTTATGGGCCGGGGGTCCTGGCGGTGGAGGTGGTGCAGGCGGCACTGGAGGTACTGGAGGTACTCGCGGCACAACAACATGGCAATCTCCTATTATTCCTGCAATAACATATCCGACAAATGGTTCTAGTGGCACTGCCACAGCAGGAGGAAGTGGTGGTGATGGTGGTAACTATGCATTTAATGATGGATCCGGTGGTAGCGGCGGGTTGATCTGGTCAAATCCACCAAATGGTGGTAGCGGTGGGGCTTTGGGCAGTGCCGGAACAAGTGGAAATTCTGCAGGCGGGGCATTTGGTTCCGCGACTATTGTTAATGGATCTGCAGGCGGCGCTGGTGGAGCTGCAGGTCTTGCAGTTAAAGGGTCAAATTATGTTACTTTTTCTACATTAGGAACTGTAGCAGGCGGGACAGAAACAGTTTAATAGGAAAACAACATGCAAATCAAATATACATATAAAGTATTAAATGTTGATACAAATGGAAGAACTATGGAAGTTAAATATACATCACCAACTCATGGTGATATGAATGTATATACAAGAATTCCATATGAAGGTGAAACTTTAGAAGCTGTAATAGTCCAATATTCACCTGTTGCATATTGGATAGAAAAAGATGCAGTAGTTCAAACTATAGATGTTGCAGCTGCATTCGGTGCAATTGATTATTCTGATGAACCTACATTGGAAGAGCGCTCAGGACAAATGAGAGCAATCCGTAATCAACTGCTTCTTCTTTGTGACTATACACAACTTCCAGATGCACCTGCTTCGATCAATAAAGAAGCTTGGTCACTATATCGTCAAGAATTAAGAGATGTGACATCACAAGCTGGTTTCCCAGACAATATTGTATGGCCGACACCGCCTCAGTAATATAAATACTTGTATAGCCGAGTACTCATGAAAGGGGCGCGAAGATGGCAATCAAGATTCAAGGCACTACGATCATCAATGATCAAACTGCTTACATAGATTTAGCTGGAACTACAGCAGTCAAAGTTCCTGCGGGAACAACTGGTCAGCAACCAACTGGTGTTCTAGGTCAGTTGCGCTACAATACTACAACAAATTCGTTTGAAGGTTATAGTAATGCTGGTTGGGGTTCCATTGGCGGCGGTGGCGGAGCAGGTACTGATGAATTTGCAAGAACAATAGCATTTTTAGGATTATAATATGATACCTGTAAATAGTCTCATTACAAAATTAAATTCTGCTATAGCAACTGGTGGATTGACTAGTCTTGAATTAGCACAAGTTTTTGGTGCAATAGAATCAATAGAAAAAAGTGGTATAGGAGTTGTTACTGCAACTTTAAATTTACCGCCTGCTGCCAATAATAAAGGTAGATTTGTATACATCACTTCTGAAAGTAAATATGTATATAGCAATGGTATTACTTGGGACATTAATAATATACTTAGATTTCCAGATGCCAATGGATATGCATGGGGCACCGCTGTCTATGGTAGACTTGGCGATGGTACTACTGTTGCTAAATCATCACCTGTTTCTGTAATAGGTGGTTTTACAGATTGGGTTCAACTAAATGCTGGCTCTCAACATAGTTTTGGTATTCGTGCAAATGGGACTGCATGGGCGTGGGGTGCCGCCACCTCGGGAAAACTAGGTGATGGAACAACTGTTTCTAAATCATCTCCTGTATCGGTTGCAGGTGGGTACACTGATTGGGTTCAAGTAAGTGCAGGTGCCACACATAGTCTTGGCTTAAGAGCAAATGGGACTGCGTGGGCATGGGGCGCTGGTACAAACGGAAGACTTGGTGACAACACTGCAGTAGCAAAATCGGCTCCTGTATCGGTTGCAGGTGGTTTTATAGATTGGGTGCAAGTAAGTGCTGGCGCCATTCATAGTCTCGGTGTAAGAGCAAATGGAACCGCATGGGCTTGGGGTTCTGGTGCAAGTGGTATTTTGGGGGACAATACCACAGTATCCAAATCGTCTCCAGTTTTGGTGGTAGGTGGCTTTACAGATTGGATTCAAGTAAGTGCTGGTGCCACACATAGTCTTGGCTTAAGAGCAAATGGAACTGCTTGGGCATGGGGGCCGAGCACAAATGGCAGACTTGGTGATGGAACAATAGTTTCTAAATTGTCTCCAGTTTCAGTGGTAGGTGGTTTTACGGATTGGATTCAAGTAAGTGCGGGCGGCTTGAGCAGCGGGCATAGTGTCGGTCTTCGAGCTAATGGAACTGCTTGGGCATGGGGTTATAATACTAACGGTCAATTAGGTGATGGTACGGTTTCATCTAGAACATCACCAGTATCTGTAGTTGGTGGTTTTACAGATTGGGTTCAAGTAAATGCCGGGACCTCTAATAGTGTCGGTCTTCGAGCTAATGGAACTGCTTGGGCTTGGGGTGCTGCTATTTTAGGTGACAACACGGCAGTAGGTAAATTGTCTCCAGTATCTATAGTGGGATCCCTCAATTGGGTTCAAATAAGCACAAATGTTGCCCATATGTTAGGAATTAAAGCATGACAGCAATATTAAATATTATTGAAATTATAGTAGATAAAATTACTAATTCTACAACAGAACAAGAATTTCTATTCCTTTCTAAGATTATAGAAAAATTAAATGTAAATAAAGTAAAAACTGTAACTTTATATACAGATATGTTTGATGATTCTTATACATATGGTGATCTGTATTTTGTAGAAACTGAAAATTCTCTATATTATAGTTTTGGCCCTAATAGACTTAAGGTAGTAGAAGGAAGTCCAAGTCTATTCTCATTTGGCGAAAATGGATCTGGACAATTAGGCGATAATACCGGTATAGGAAAGCAATCACCAGTTTCAGTAGTTGGTGGTTTTACAGATTGGATTTATTCGAGTTCTGGATTTAGTCATAATCATGTAATTAGATCTAATGGTACTTTATGGGGTTGGGGATATAACGGCAACGGCCGAATAGGTGACAATACTGTTACAGTTAGATCATCACCTGTATCTGTTGTAGGTGGTTTTACAGATTGGACAGAAGTAAGTGCTGGAAATGCATTTTCTCTAGGTTTAAGAGCAAACGGAACTGCCTGGGCCTGGGGTAATAATACTAGGGGCCAATTAGGTGATGAAACAATAGTTTCTAAATTATCTCCTGTATCTGTAGTCGGTGGTTATGTTGATTGGATTCAAGTAAGTGCTGGGCCAGCCTCATTCCCGCATAGTGTAGGTTTAAGAGCAAACGGAACTGCCTGGTCCTGGGGTAATAATGGTAACGGACAGCTTGGAGATAACACTTTAGTATCCAAATCTTCCCCTGTATCGGTTGTAGGTGGTTTTACAGATTGGACACAAGTAAGCGCCGGAGGTTACCATAGTTTGGGAATTAGAGAAAATGGAACTGCGTGGGCGTGGGGAGCGAACACAAATGGAAGACTTGGTGATAATACTACAGTAGGTAAATCGTCTCCAGTGTCAGTAGTTGGTGGGTACACTGATTGGGTTCAAGTAAGTGCAGGTGATCGTCATAATCTCGGTATAAGAGCAAATGGAACTGCTTGGGCATGGGGTTATAATCTATATGGAAGACTTGGCGATGGAACGACTGTTTCTAAATCATCTCCTGTGTCAGTTGTAGGTGGTTTTACAGATTGGGTTCAAGTAAGTGCTAATATACATAGTGTAGGATTAAGATTAAATGGTACAGCATGGGGCTGGGGTGGAAATGGTAGTGGCCGCTTAGGTGATGGTACTGTTACTAGTAGATTATCACCAGCATCTGTCATTGGTGGATTTGGCAATTTTAATGATTGGGTTCAACTAAATGCTGGTGGTGCATTTAGTGTCGGTATAAGAACATTATAATATAAGGATTAAGTAATATGTCATATGGAATAGTACACAAAAATAGAGTAGTTGTAGGACCAATGGCTTGGTCCCAAAAGTATTTTACATCAGCTCTTAAAATTCGTCATAAAATAGATGCAAATATACCTGGCATTGAACCAGAAATATTGCCATATGTAATTGACAATGATACTAAAATTCATAGAGTTGTCGAAAATAGACCAGAATTAAATACTATGATTCATTATTATTATGGCCCAATTTGGGATTTTTCTAATGATATTATAATTGCAAATTATGAAGTAAAAGATATTTCTATTGAAGTTGCAAAAGATAATTTTAGATCGGTATTGGCATCTGAAAGATACAAAAAAGAAATTTCAAATACTAAATTGACTTTACAAAATCTTGAAATAACCATTGATACCTCCCGAGAAAGAAGAAATGTATACATACAAAAGTTTTTAACTATGAATGATGGTGAAGTAATAAATTGGAAATTTTCCGAAGGTTGGTTAACTATATCTAAAGAAGAATTAAGTATTATAGCTAAAGCATGTGCAGATTATATTCAAGATACATTTAATTGGGAAAAGTCATTAAATGAGCAAATTGATTCTTGCTTAACTACTGAAGAACTTTTAAATTTAGATTTTATTAACAAATTGGCTTAAGTATAATGGTATCAATAGTTAAAACAAATGCTGTAACAGAATTAGGTACATTAATAAGTGGATTATCTCTTTCTACCGAGACAACCAGTGAATTAGTTTTAATCCTAAAGACTGCATCTTTGGGTGATGTAGATTCTTCAACAATAAAAACAGAATTATTATCTAGATTAAATTCTGCTAATACTGCTACTAGTTTGGAAGAAATTGCTACATTAACAGCAGCTCTTCATCTTATAACTGAAAATAGAACAATTTTTGTAACAGATTTAACAGATTTAACTTTATTACAAGTAGATCCAGGTACAGTTGTTTTTGTTATAAATGAAAATTTACCATATGTTTATAGAAGTGATGATACTTGGGTTTTACTATTTCCAACATTGCAAAATCCAAAACCTTTAAATAATCTTTGGACTTGGGGTACGAATACTAACGGACAGTTGGGTGATGCAACAACAGTTTCTAAATCATCTCCGGTATCTGTAGTCGGTGATTATGTTGATTGGGTTCAAGTAGAAGCATTATCTTCTCATACTGTTGCTTTAAGAGCAAATGGAACCGCTTGGGCTTGGGGTCTTAATGATACAGGGCAACTAGGTGATGGAACTACAGTTTCTAAATCATCTCCTGTATCTGTAGTCGGCGGTTTTAGTGATTGGACCCAACTTAGTGGTGGATTTAAACACAGTTTAGGATTAAGAGGAAATGGAACATTATGGGCATGGGGTTATAATTTTGCTGGAGAACTTGGAGATGGTACTACAGTAGATAAATCATCACCAGTTTCAGTTGTAGGTGGTTTCACTAATTGGACACAAGTAAGTTCAGGGCAGAGACATATTGTAGCTCTCAGAGCAAATGGGACCGCATGGGGTTGGGGTGATAATTCATTCGGAAGAATTGGTGATGGTACTACAGCAAATAGTTCGTCACCTGTATCAGTAGTAGGTGGATTTACTAATTGGATACAAGTAAGTGGCGGTGGGGTACACAGTTTGGGTGTCCAAGCAAACGGAACTGCTTGGGCTTGGGGTGGTAATTCAGCTGGTTCGTTAGGAGACGGTACAACAACAAATACATCATCCCCAGTATCAGTTGTTGGTGGTTTTACTGATTGGACACAAGTAAGTGCTGGAAGTAATCATAGTTTAGGACTAAAATCAAATGGAATTGCTTATGCCTGGGGTTCTGGTCAAGATGGAAAATTAGGTGATGATACTGTTGTGGCTAAATCATCACCAGTATTAGTTGTCGGCGGTTTTACCGATTGGGTACAATTGGATGGAGGGCAGTCACATAGTCTAGGTTTAAGAGCAAACGGAACCGCGTGGGCTTGGGGAATTAATACAGCTGGAGAATTGGGAGATAATACCGCAACAACAAACACATCATCACCTGTATCAGTTGTTGGTGGTTTTACTGATTGGGTGCAAATAAGTGCCGCAACTTCAGTCGGTACCTCGACACATAGTGCAGGAATCCGCGGCGGCTAATCTATATAAATAAATCTATATTATTACTATGAGGTGAAAAATTATGAAACTAAATATTGGTGCCGGAGATACAAAACTCGAAGGCTTTATTACATTTGATTACGATAAAAATGCAAATCCAGATTACATCGTAAATTTAGAAAAAGATAAGTTTCCACTTGAAGATAATTCGGTAGAAACAGTGGTTGCTCATCATATTCTAGAGCATCTTGGTGATGGCTACTTCCATTGCCTTAAAGAACTATATCGTGTATGTAAACACGGTGCAATACTAGATATTCGTGTTCCACACCCTAGACATGATTCATTCCTTGCAGATCCAACACACAGAAGACCAATTACTGTAGTTGGATTACAGCTTTTCAGTCAAAAATTCAATAAACACTGTCGTGAAGAAGGTTATGCTTCTTCTCGGCTTGGTGAATACTTTGAAGTTGATTTTGAAGTTTTGGATTATAGATACACACCAGACGATAATGCAAGATTAAAACTTCAAAATTTATCTGCACAAGAAATTGAAGATTATGCAAATGAGCATAATAATATTGTTAGTGAAATTCAGATTAAATTAATTGTAAATAAAGAATGATAGAATATCTTAAACCCGTCGTAATAGACTTAATAAATTGTGATGAACGAAAAAAGGCATGGGATCTGATTGATTTTTATCTATCTCATGCCAAAACAATATCTGATTATGATGCGCTCGGATATGTATCTTTAAAATCTGATAAGAGAGATACATATTTACATTGTGCAGAAGCAACATATGCACTTGCAAATACACCAGAACAAATATATAATACTAGAATTAATCTATACAAAGCATATAATATGATGAACTATCCAGAAAAAGCATTGTATTATATAGAACACAATTTAAGTATTAAACCTGAAGATTTTGATGCATTATGTCAAAAGGCTTCTAATATTTCTTTACTTGGAGATAAAGAAAAGGCAGAACAAATTATATTTGATTTAATGGATAAATTTCCACAAAGAAAATATGATCTAGATGTTATGCTTTGCGGAAAATATTTGCGTGAAGGGCAATTAAAGAAAGGCATGCATGCCTTTCTTGGAAAATATAAAGGTAATGGTGTATTTTCTGATAAGCTAAAAATGACACAGTGGGATGGTATTATAAGCCCAGGTAAAACAATATATGTTGATGGAGAAGGTGGAATTGGAGATGAAATAATCAATATACGTTTCTTTGATTATCTTAAAAAATTTGGAATGCGACCAATTTTATACTCTGTAGGAAAATACAGAAAAGATACAAATTCACTTTTCCACAGGCACGGTTATGAAATAGTAAATGATATATATTCTATAGATCCTCGATGCACATGGGTGCCATTAATGAGCATTCCATCAGTTTTAGACTTAACTGAAGATGATCTTTGGAAAGGTACTTATTTAAAACCTTTGAAAAATCCAAAGAATATAATAAAATCAGACAAATTCAAAATAGGCATTAAATGCTCTGGGAATCCATATTTTGCACAGGATGAATATAGAAAAATTGCAATAGAACAGATGTTAAGTTATCTTCCAGAAAATTCTGAAATCTATTACATCGACAAGGAAGAAAAGAATCATCCGCGAGTAATAGATTTAAGTTCTAGAATTGAAAGCTGGGAAGATACACTCGACTTCATAGATCAGATGGATTGTATTGTATCTTCGTGCACAAGTCTAGTACACGCAGCAGGTGCTATGGGAAAAACTACATTTGTTGCTATTCCTATTGCTGAATATTACATATGGACAACAAGTAGAAAAGATAATTCATCTCCTTGGTATGGTGATAATTTTAAAGTTATGAGACAAACTAAAATCAGAGATTGGGATAATCCACTTTCCGAAATAAGTAAACACGTTATTAAATTAATGAATGAGGTGAAACGTGACTAAACAATACCATTTTATTACTGGCCTTCCAAGATCTGGCTCGACCCTTTTGAGTTCTATTCTTAGACAAAATCCAAATTTCCATTCTTCAATTACAGATCCACTTGCAATGATGGTGAAAGGTATTATTGAAACTTCAAATGATGGACCTGGAATAAAAGTCGAAGTTCCAGTTGAACGAAGAAAGAATACTATAGGAGGATTATTTGAAGGATTTTATAAACACATTGACAAACCAGTAATCTTTAATACTAACAGGGCATGGACTCTTCTTACCCCACAAATTAAAGATATGTTTCCAAAATCAAAGCTTTTGGTATGTGTTCGTGATATAAATTGGATTATTGATTCATTTGAAACTGCTCACAGAAAAAATCCATTTACGGTGAATACTGTTACTGGCGGACTTGACGGTACTGTTTATTCAAGAGTAGAATTACTCATGGAAGAAAAAGGTATTGTAGGTTTTCCTTATCTAGGACTTAAACAAGCAATTACAAGTTCTGAAAAGAATATGCTAATGCTTATTGAATACAATGAATTATGTAAAAATCCTGAAAGAATGATGAAATCAATTTACAATTTCATCGGTCAAGATTATTATGAACACGACTTTGATGATGTCGAAGCAAGTTGGGATGAATATGATGCAGAAATTGGAATTAATTTACATCAAGTACGCAAGAAAGTAGAGTTTATTCCTAGACAATTTATTATACCACCTGATATTCTTCAAAAGTATTCCAATATGGAAGTCTGGCGATAATGTCTTTAGATATTATTCTAAGAACTTGTGATCATTCAAATGTTCATGCCGATTGGAGAGTTCGGTATGTAGATAAAACAAAAATGGATATCATCAAAGGATGTGTTAAATCATTACTGAATAGTTGTAAACGACTTGATAATGTTTCTATAACTATACTTGATGATCATTCAAGTGATGAAACTGTAAATTGGTTAGAAACCGAGTTGAATAATAGTAAAATACCAGGTAAGTTAATAAGACTAGAAGGTGTAGGTTATAATAATTCATCACACGAACAATGGAAACTTTGTCGAGATAGTAATGCAGATTTAGTCTATTCAATAGAAGATGATTATTTACATTGCTCAACAGCAATACAAGAAATGATAGATTCTTTTGAATTATTCTCTCATAGATTAAAAAGAGATGATATTGTCTTATATCCGTTTGACGAACCTTCGGAATATAATCCACCAAATAGAAAAGATTTTATAGTTCATGGGTCTGCAAGACATTGGAGAACAGGTGTATTTACAACCCAAGTTCTTTTCTGCAAGCCAAAACTATTTAGAGAACATTGGGATTTATTTGAAACATTGTCTCTCAAATATAATGGAGATTACTTAAATCCTCGCACTGAACACTTTGAGGAATCAAATACGATTTGGAAATTATGGACTGAAGGCAATATAATTAGATTTAATCCCATACCCAGTCTTGCATTACATTTGCAATTCATAGAACAGAAAGACCCATTTATCAATTGGGAAGAATGGTGGAGAGAATACACAAAATGAGCAATAATTTTCCTGTAAATAGATCAGTTATTAACTATATACACGCTCGAGATTATTTCCCAAAAGGTGAAATTGAATCCCTTCGTCCATTAGTAAACGATGTTCATTGGACCGAAAAGAAATTCGGCCAAGAAATGGAACACTTTAATCTAATCTTTAAAGATATTGATATTGTTCTCGGAAAAATGTCTGGTGATCTTTTAGAAATAGATCGACCAAATTCTGGAACTTTAAGAAAAACAATGCACGAAATCATACACTTTGAAGATTTTGAAGATCTTAATGATTGGCGCTTTATTGTTGCATTAGATGAGAATGAGTTTAAAACATATATTCACAAAGATGGTTATAAGAGTTTATTGGATTACATTAAAGATGAAAATGAAGAAAAACCGATGTTAGAATATTTAAATAAAGAACACTGGGAAGAAGAAGCAACTATCAAGATGAAACCAAATGATGTTCTATTTTATAGACCATGGCTATTTCATTCATTTCAAGATGGTATTCTACACTACTACAAATTAAAGGTTATTTAATGCGGGTTTTTGTGAATGGATCATTTGACCTTTTACACACAGGACATCTAGATCTACTATTTTATGCCAAAAGTCTCGGTAAACACTTGCATGTTGCAATAGACTCAGATGAACGAATACAAGAATTAAAAGGTTTTGATAGACCTGTAAACCCTTTACATATCCGAAAGGCTATCATGCATGCTCTCAAGCCAGTCGATAGTGTGAGTGTATTTAGCACCGATGAGGACTTGATAAATACCATCAGAGGTTATTCACCAGACATTATGGTGAAGGGTTCTGATTGGGTCGGTAAAAAAGTTATCGGATCAGAATACTGTGGAAAAGTTATATTTTATGAGAGAGTGAACAATGAATCCACCACAAAAATCATTCAAAATTTTATTGATCGGCGACAGTTGCTATGATGTATATCACTTTGGTGAAGTCAAACGGATAAGTCCAGAAGCTCCAATTCCAATCTTTGATCTGAAATATTCAACAAAGAAATATGGAATGGCTTCAAATGTGTACGAGAACTTGAAAGCACTCGGTGCGACCGTTCATATACACACAAGTTTCAAAGAAACAAAGAATCGCTATATAGATATCAAGTCAAAACAGCAACTTTTACGTGTTGATGAAAAGAACAATAAAACTGATTTTAATGAAATCGAGTATGAATATATTGAATATGATTCGTATGATGCAATAGTTATTTCAGATTATGGCAAAGGTTTCTTCAATAGATCAGATTATGATATTCTAAGAGAAAATTTTGAAGGCCCTATTTTCATAGATACTAAAGATTCTTATCTGGATCATTACGAAGGTGCTATTGTCAAAATAAATCAACATGAATATGAAAAATCTGATAAAGGTTTTAGATTAGAAAATCTTATTGTCACTTACGGTGGTGAAAAAGTGACATGGAAGGATAAAGTATTTTATCCACCGAAAGTAGAAACACATGACGTATGTGGGGCAGGTGATACATTTTTGGCAGCACTTGCTATAAGATATCTCGAATCTGAATCACTAGAAGAATCAATCGAATTTGCAATGAATGCAGCTGCGGTCACTGTAAAACATACAGGGGTTTATGCTCCTACAAGAGAGGAAATAGAACATGACAAGACTTGAAGGGCGAATAGAAAAAGGCTGGGGAAGTGAACTAATTTGGGCAACAAATGATAAGTATTGTGGAAAGTTACTACACTTTAAGAATGATGCAAAATTTTCAATGCACTTTCATGCTGAAAAAGATGAAACGTGGTATATCTTAACAGGTAAATTCATTGTTAGTTGGATAGATACAAAAACAGCGGAAAAGAAATCACTAGAATTGAGACCTGGTTCTACATGGAGAAATGTACCTCTTGTACCTCACCAATTAGAGTGTCTTGAAGAAGGTACAATCATTGAGGTTTCAACACCAGATTCAGTTGAAGATAACTATAGAGTTAGCCCAGGAGACAGTCAAAAATGAAAGTATTAGTAACTGGTCACAAAGGCTTTATCGGCCAAAATATGTGTAAGGCTATTCTTGCTGAAGGTTGGGAGTTGGAAACTTTTGATATAGTCGATAATCCAACAGCAAGACCAAAAGATCTAAATTATGATGGTGTTAATTGTGTCATGCATTTAGGTGCAATCAGTTCTACAACAGAGACTGATGTTCATAAAATTATGGACTTGAATTTGTGTTGGTCTATAGAACTATTAGAAGAATGCAGAGAAAGAGGGATTGATATGCAATTTGCATCTTCTGCATCTGTATATGGTCAAAATAGAAATGCTAGAATTTTATGTGAAGATGACATTTGCTATCCTGTAAATTATTATGCACTCAGTAAATACATGTTCGAGAAATATGCAAATAAAAGAACTTATGTTGCATCTACATTACAAATTTTCCGATATTTCAATGTTTATGGTCCGCATGAAGAACACAAAGGATCACAAGCAAGCCCATTTACTCAATTTGCTAAACAGGCAAAAGAAAATGGTGTGATTAAAATATTTAAAGGTTCTCGTGAGTTTACACGTGATTTTGTGCATGTAGATACAGTAGTTGCTGCACACATACGAGCTTTAAGTAAAATAGATCTATTTGCTGGGGGAACCTATAATGTTGGTTCAGGCTATTCAAGAAGTTTTCTTGATGTTGCCAAAGACATTGCCCTCTTGTATAATGCAGAGATAAAAGAAATTCCATTTCCTGAAAATCTTAAAGAACATTATCAGTATCACACCCAAGCAGATATTAGTAAATTAAATGATTTATTATTTTATGGATTATAATCCAATTATACCATACTTTCAGTCTTTGTCAATGGAATAAATAGACACCTTCTATTATAAATAGAAATAAAAGAAGGGTGTGTTCAATGTCAACCAGAGCAAACTTATACGTAGATCAAGGTGTAGATTTTGTTACATCGCTAAATCTTTTCACAGATGTGGGTGATGAATTTGATATCACAACGCAAGAATTTTCATGTGATGTTCGTAAAGTATATTCAAGTACTATTATATTTAGTGCTGACATTATGGTAGAACCAGGTAATGTTCCTGGTTTACTAGAAATGGAATTTTCAGGTATTGTTACTGCTAATACAGATCCAGGTAAATATCAATATGATTTAATAATGACGAGCTCGAGCGGAAAAAGAGAGAAAATCTTAGAAGGTTTACTATTTCTACTTCCTACAATTACTAGAGGTTAAGCATGGCAATTAATGTTACAATTACACCTGCTGCCAATATTGAAGTAAGAAGAAAATCAAATCCTAGAATCTTAATTAATCAATCAGATTTGTCTATTAAAAATTTAGGAGATGGTTCTCTTCTAATTTATGATATATTAACACAAAAATTTGTTGCATCAAGACTTCTAGAAAAGCAAGAAATTGACGGTGGTGAGTTTTAATATAAATATCCATAATAGTTATGGTAACAAAGTTTTCATAACTAAAAGGTTATTAACACCACGTGAGGATAAATGCCAACAAGAATAAAACTCAAAAGAACTGGTGTCCCCGGTAGAGTTCCAACTACAAATCAGTTGGCACTTGGAGAGCTTTCAGTTAATACTTATGATGGTAAAATATCTCTCAAGCGCAGACAGGGTGAATTAGAAGAGATAGTTAATTTTATCTCTAGCAATCCAGTTGAGAATGTCATATATGTTCAAAAGAATGGAAGTGATGCAAATACTGTTTCTGGATCAACGTGGGATGAAGCTTATCTTACTATAGAGAGAGCAGTAGATGCTGCTTGGGCACGAGACGGGCTTTTAACACTTATAGATATCGGACCGGGTGAATATGAAACGCGCGGAAATATTGATCTTCCTGATGATTGTATTGTAAGAGGTGTTCATAGATCTGTTATTGTTAAGCCAGAAAGTGGTTTTGAAGAAAACAATGTATTTGGATTAGGTTCAGGTTGTTTTGTCGAAGGAATACTTTTTGAAGGTTGGAGACTTGATGATTTAGATGATCCAACGGTAGGGTTTGCTTTCTGTTTTAGACAAGGCTCTGTGATAAGAAGAGCCCCTTATGTTCACAAATGTGCTGTAAGAACTAATCCTTATTGGGACAATGTCGCCCCACCACTCGATCGAGAAAATGGAAATCCATTAGTAGGCCGTGGTGCTGGTGTAGTTATAGCAGATGGGTCTGTGTGTTCACAATACTCAATTTATCCGAATATTATGACATGGGGAGCAACACCTGTAAGTCACAACGGTATTGGATATGTTGCTAAAAATGGCGCGCTGATAAATGCTGTCAATGCCATAAGTATTTGGGCTCATAAACACTTTTTAGCTTTATCTGGTGGCCAAATAATACTTTCATCATGTTCTACTCAATTTGGCGATTACACTATGGTTTCAAGTGGAAGTAGAAATATTATAGTACCAACAGAAGTACCTGAAAATACTTTAACAATACAAACTACAGCATCAACTGCGATTGATACAGCTACAAGTACCATCATAAATAATATGTGGAATAGTTTAGTAGCACAAAATTATACAGTTGGTTGGAATGCTGAAGATGAAGCATTCACAAGAAGAGATGCTGCAACACTTTTACAATCTTTAGAATGGGTTCTTCAAACCGCTAATCAAAAACCAATGCTCGATTTTGCAAAAGGTTTATTTGATACAAATGGTAATAAAGCATATAATTTAGATAAAGAAGAAGCTTTTATATATTCATTTACGTTTATGCGAGATGCAATACTTGCATTACCAAACGTAAATAACAGTGCTGACAGTATAGTATCAGCACTAGTCGCAGCTCTTATTAATACAATCGAAAATCCGGTCACATCAATACAACCATCTACTATTACTGCAATTAGTCATACTTGGACTGCTATTATGGCAGGTGTTGCACTTACAAAGATACCACCTGCAAGAAATGAAACTAATATTGAAGAAAGTATATTAGAATTAAATAATGGTGTTGTAATAGCATCAGGGCAAGATGATCAAGGCTCTGCACTCTTTATTGGTGGTATGAAGATTGATGCAGATACTGGTGAATTAACAGGCCCGCCATTTGAACAAGCAGTTAATAGAATAGCAACAAGAACCGCCATCGCAAGGAGCTTTTAATAATGGCTAGAATTACTTGTAGAACACCTTCTACTGGAAAATCTCTTAGACTCGCACAAAGTAATATAGATAATACTTATGTTGTTATTGCAGAAGCTCCAGATTTTTCAGTTCCAGATGCATCAAATAAATTTACAGAGCGCGATCCTACTGATGTTGGAAGAGCTATTAGACCAGGTGAAATATTTTTCTTAACTCCATTAGCCGCAAGAAATAAAGATACCGAAACGAGATGGTTTGAAACTATTTTAGTAACAGAGGATTTTGAAACAATCGAGATTGGAAAAGTAGAAGTACCTGCTGGTGATACGGCTTTTATCCCTCTACAAGGTAGAAGTATCTTTAAACGAATAGCTAATACTGTTATTGGTGATACGGTTCAAGTTCGTGCAGAAGTTTCAAATGTGTTTGATATTTGGATTGCTGCGGAAGAAAAACTATCAAGCGAGCACGTTGGAGTAGTTTAAATTAAATGACAAAATTTTTATCAGATAGAGTAAAGAAAACTCCACCATCAAAAGTATCTGCAGAAAGATACCAGTTTTTAAAACTTTCAGAAGCTGAACCAGATCTTGGGGTGCCAGCTGCAAATAACTATGTACTCACATCTGATACAGATGGAAATAGATTGTGGACTGACTCTGTTATTTTACAAGGTTTTACTGGATCCAAAGGTGATATAGGATTTACTGGCTCAAAAGGTGATATAGGATTTACTGGATCTTTGGGTTTCACAGGCTCACTTGGCTTTACTGGTTCCAAGGGTGATATAGGATTTACAGGATCCAAAGGTGATGTAGGTTTCACTGGTTCATTAGGTTTCACTGGATCCAAGGGTGATATCGGATTTACTGGTTCTAGTGGTTTCACTGGTTCTATTGGATTTACTGGTTCCAAGGGTGACATAGGATTTACTGGATCAAAAGGTGATATAGGTTTCACTGGTTCTATCGGTTTCACTGGATCCAAAGGTGACATAGGTTTCACTGGATCCAAGGGTGATATCGGATTTACTGGTTCTAGTGGTTTCACTGGTTCTATTGGATTTACTGGTTCCAAGGGTGACATAGGATTTACTGGATCAAAAGGTGACATTGGATTTACTGGTTCAATTGGTTTCACTGGATCATTAGGTTTTACTGGATCTAAAGGTGACATAGGATTTACTGGTTCTATTGGATTTACTGGATCTATTGGATTTACTGGTTCCAAGGGTGACATAGGATTTACTGGATCAAAAGGTGATATAGGTTTCACTGGTTCATTAGGTTTTACAGGCTCCAAAGGTGACATAGGTTTCACTGGATCCAAAGGTGACATTGGATTTACTGGTTCGATTGGTTTCACTGGTTCCAAGGGTGATATAGGATTTACAGGATCAAAGGGTGACATTGGATTTACGGGATCTAAAGGTGACATTGGATTTACTGGTTCAATTGGTTTCACTGGATCATTAGGTTTTACTGGATCTAAAGGTGACATAGGATTTACTGGTTCTATTGGATTTACTGGATCTAAAGGTGACATAGGATTTACTGGTTCTATTGGATTTACTGGATCATTAGGTTTCACTGGGTCCAAAGGTGATACAGGATTTACTGGATCATTAGGTTTTACTGGGTCCAAAGGTGACATAGGATTTACTGGTTCGACTGGTTTTACTGGATCTAAAGGTGACATAGGTTTTACTGGCTCAAAAGGTGACATAGGTTTCACTGGATCATTAGGTTTTACTGGATCTAAAGGTGACATAGGTTTCACTGGTTCTATCGGATTTACTGGTTCATTAGGTTTCACTGGTTCTATCGGTTTCACTGGATCCAAAGGTGATACTGGTTTCACTGGATCTATCGGTTTCACAGGTTCACAAGGTTTCACAGGTTCAAAGGGTGATATAGGTTTTACTGGATCTATAGGTTTTACTGGATCTAAAGGTGATATAGGATTTACTGGTTCCAAGGGTGACATAGGATTTACTGGATCAAAAGGTGATATAGGTTTC